AGGCAGGCGGAAAGGTAAGCCGTGACTCCAACAAGCTGGCACAGGAAGCAATGACGGAGCTTGCGCAGCTTGAAATTGAACTGATGAGGCAGTTTTATAACTTGCCGAGAATTTTCAGAATCACAGGTGAAAATAATCAGACAACCTATGAGGAATTTGACAATACAGACCTTCGGAAACAGCCGTTGACCTATACAGACACAGACGGACAGACGGTAAATTATACAGATGAGGACGGCAACATACTTGAACGACTGCCGATTTTCGATATTGACGTGAAGGCTCAAAAGGCAAGCCCGTTTGCGACTGCCGCACAAAATGAAATGATGATGAATCTGTTCCAAATGGGTGCTTTCAATCCGCAGGCGGCAGACGCTACGCTTGTAATGCTTGACGGAATGACATTTGAGGGCAAAGAAAAACTGATCGAAAAAATCAAGCAGAATCAGACCTTGTCTCAGGCTGTACAGGAACTTTCTAACAAGGTGCAGATGCTTGAGGCAATGAATGCAAGCAGAACAGCGGCAGATGTGCAGAATGCTATGCCACAGAACGCACAGCAGACACCGCCACAGACAGAAAGCGAGGTAACAATGTGATTGAAGTAACATTGATTGACTGCGGAAATCTGATATATTTTGAAAGCAAAGGACACAGCTCACATGATGTGTGTGTTGCCGTGAGTGCTTTATGTTCTGCATTTTTGCAGTATGTCAGAGAAATGCAGGACGAAAACAATGTGACGATAGTCAACGAAAAGTATGAGCAAGGTCACACAGAATCAGAGTTTTATATCATCGGTTCAGATGTCGAAGTCCGACACGGCATAAAAGCACTATGGACGGGATTTGAACTTTATGCCAAAAATTTCCCCGATGAAATAGATTTAAACTTTGATGACGGTGAGCCGAAATAAAGTTTAAAATCAACAAGAGTTTTAACTTTTTTTGAAAAATTAAGGTTGATATAATTAAAATATAAGGTCGCAGTAGTGGAACTGCATTAAGGCCTGGCACCTCGGAAAGACGAGAGAGACACTGCGGATAGACGCGAGACGGAGGTTCTTATGAACGACAAATTTATAGATCTTATCGTAAATCTGCATGACGGCGACACAGCAGGCGCAGCTGACGGCGGAGACGGAAACGGTGAGAACGGTGAAGCCACAAGCACCGACAACAACATAAGCCGCGAAACGAGAGAGAGAGCTGAGAGAATCGGCATAGGTGACGACCTTATCGACGATTATAATAAGGCTTTCGGCAACGGCAATCAGAATCAGAACAACACAGAAGGCGAAAACAACAGCACAGACACAGACGGCGAAGAAAACTCAGAAGAAGAGTTTGAAAAGCTGATTAAGGGCAAGTACAAGAATGTGTATCAGAACAGGGTGCAGTCTTTGGTGAAGGACAGACTGTCAACCAAAGACAAGCAGATTTCAAATATGCAGAAAAGAGAAAGCACCGGCAATCAGATTTTTGCCCTTATCGCAAACAAGTACAATGTACAGCCCGATGACCTTGACGGTCTCCTCAAAGCCGTAACAGAGGATAAGGATTTGTTTGCGGAAAAGGCTCTTGCCGCCGGAGTAACGACAGAAGAGGCACGCAACGACTTTTTCAATCAGCAGAAAACAAATGCACAGGAAGAAGAACTTGAAACCCTCCGAAGAGAAAAAGCCGCAAGAGAACTTGATACGCATTTAAGGTCAATTGCAGCGGAAACGATGAAGGAATTTCCAAACTTCAACCTTGAAGAGGAATTTCAGAATCCCGCATTTCGCACAGCACTTGACTTTATTGCTCAACAGAGAAATGAACAGAACGAAAAGACAGGTCGTAATGATGAAATTTATGATTTGACTACTGCTTATAAAATGGCACATTTCGATGAACTTCAGAAAGACCTTGTAAAGCGTTCAAGCTCTGCCGCAATCAGTGCGGCGGCACAGTCAATTCAGAGTGGTGCAAGACGACCAACCGAAAATGCGGTCAAGAAAAGCGGTACAACCACGCAGAGAAAAAAAGTGGACGAGATGTCTGACGCTGAATTTGAGGCCTTTTATCAAAAAGTAAGACGAGGCGAGGCACACCTCTAATGCCTTGCCGAAAGGAAGGTACGACAATGAAAAGCAAGATTATTAAGCTTATTATCAACATTCACGATAATACGGTTGACGCAGGCGGTGTAAACAAGTCAAACGGCTATGTTTACAATGCTTACGGCAATACGACATCAACATCGGGCAATGACTGGACTCCCGAAAAGGCTGCATTCTATCACAAAGTATTCCTCAAAAACCTGACAGCGAAATGCGTTCACGGTCAGTTCGGTGAGCATGACACCATTCCGAAACAGTCGGGCAACATCTACAATAAGAGAGGTCTTTCACCGTATCCGACAGTAACAACACCGTTGCAGGAAGGTGTTACTCCCGTTGGTAATCAGATGAGCTTCTATTATGTTGAGATCGCCGTGAATCAGTACGGCGCATATACACCTATCACAGACTGGGCAAGTTTCTGTAGCCGTGATGATGTTATGACCAAGGACAGTGAGGAGCTTGCTTCACAGGCAGGACGCTCAATTGAAGAGATTGACCGTGAGGCTCTTAATGCCGGAACAAGCGTTATCTATGCACCGGCTGTAGGCTCTGACGGTACGGTTACAGAGGTTGCAAGCCGTGCGGCAATTACAACAAACAGCAAGTTCAGAGTTGATACTGTTTTCAGAGCAACAAATTACCTTGATTGTCAGAACGCAGAACCTATCGGCGAAAACTATGTCGCTGTTGTTCACCCGAATGTCAAGTATGACATTATCAGCGACAAAGATTTTATCAGCGTTGTAAAGTATGCTCACGCTGACAGAATCTTCAAAGGTGAAATCGGTACAATCGGCAATGTTAAGTTTGTACAGTCGAACTTTGCAAAGGTATTTAAGGGCGCAGGCGCAAACAAGATTGATGTTTACTCAACTCTTGTGTTCGGTAAGGACGCATATGTTACCGTTGAGATTGAGGGCGAAGGCACTCAGACAATCGTTAAGGGCTTTGGCTCAGGCGGTACATCTGACCCACTCGACCAGAGAGCGACTCAGGGTTGGAAAACAACTCACGGCGTCGGCATTATCGGTCAGACCAGAATGGTTCGTATCGAATCAGCCTCATCTCTCAACACAGTAGCACAGACAGCTTCTCCGGCTGTAGCATAATCGGGAGGTATAACCTATGGCA